ATAACTATATGTAACAGATCTTAAATTAACATTAGAACCTGATGTTGGATAAAACCAAGTTACTTCACCAAACAAGTTATTAATACCACAATATATAAATTGATTAGATGTTACGTTTAAATCATCATAAACATAGTCTTCAACCAAACAGTCCATTGATTCTAGTTTACCAGTGTATCTAAAAAAACCATTTTCAGACATCCAATACGCAGCACCATCAACTTCAACAGCTGCATTCATTCCAATTAATCCACAGTTGGTACCTACTTGTTCAAAAGCAAACGTAAAAGGAGTTCCTACAAAACGCATAGTAAATAAAGCAGTATCGCTCCAAACATAAATTGCATTTCTACCAAGTTCAGCTCCCATGATCCGTGATCCGTCGGCCAGTCTTTGTGTACCAGCACTATTTTCTGCCGTTGGTGTGTAATCATTTATATCTTCTTGAGATGAGAATCTTATAAACATTTCATCTTGTGTTGTTTTATCACCAATAGTTGTTTCTGTTCCAAAGAATACTAAGTGACGGTCAGGTGTAGATACTAACATATCTCTAGATGCAGTTGGTGCACCAGTAATAATTGTTGCCCGTGTTGCTGTAGCATTAGATGCATTTGAATTCCATTCAAAACATTCACCATTAAAAATTAAAGCAATAAGCGTATCACCAAGATTATCAAGAGCCCATAAACCTGGCTCTGCTACTTTATCCGTGGTGCTTGCTGCTTGACCCCATGCAGAATAGCCACTTGTGTTTGTAACTGTTGCACCTGTAGAGTGCGCTGCTCGTGTTGTGCCTCTAACAGCTCTTACAATTCCAGTAAAACTTGTAGCAGTTACACCTGTGTAAGATATTTCTTCAGTTCCAACTTGTATATAATTTGTTCCTGCACTAGGAAAACCCGTGGTGCTTGCTACGTTAATTGTAGTTCCTGATCCACCCGTTCCAAAAGCATTATCTCCTAAACCTGGAGCAGTTAATGTTGTTGTTTTAGGTGCTGTTGTTGTTCCACCCCACTGGGATATACCAAAACCAAACACTCCAACTTGTTCAGCTGGTCCTACGTGATAGTATTGAAAATAAGTAATGCCTCCTGATGTAGTGGCTCCTGATCCTGTTTCATTACTAGGCATAGTAATAGTAGCTTCTGTTCCAGAAGGTACGTCTGCTATCATAAATTTTTTATCTGCAAAATCAGATGCTCCAAAATTAGAGTTAGTGATAGCAGTAAATGTACTAGCATCACCAAATAATATAATATCCCCTGCTTCAAGATTATGTGCACCAGAAAAAGTTAAAGTTACATCTGGTGATCCGTTGGATGTGCTAAAAAAATTTGTTTCAGCAGTTCCTGATGGATTTACCAAAGGATGTATGTCGTAATATATTCCTCCAGAAAAAGCATATAAAATTCTATTTGTACCTATAATAGAATATTTAATACCATCTCTATTAACCATGTGGTGCAAACCTCTAGCAGCACCAGTTAATTTGTCGTCTCCTAATTGATTCCAACCACCTATTTTTTCAGGGGTACCATATCTAAAACGTACATTTTGACCCTCTATCCATTGAGACTCCGCTCCAGTGGGTGTGACTTGTTTATTGAATCCGGGTAAAAAACCTAATTTTTGTAGCATAAAAAACCTGTTATAAAGTGCTAGATTATATCAGATTTATTGTGGATTTCTAGAGGTTTAATACCAGGCCAATTCTATTATCATCTATTTTATGTGTAGGAACTTCGTGATACAACCAAGATGGCCATAATAAAAGACTTCCTACTACAGGTTTATATGAAACAGTACCAAAAGTATTTATATTTCGATAATCTAATACAGGCCAATTATTATATTCTCTTACATGTAAAGGGTCGTTAAAAATAATTTGAGCAGAACCTTCTGGTACTTTTAAATATAAAATGCCTGATAGCTGATATTTATGTATATGTCTTTCTTGATAGGACCCTTTATTTAATTCTGTAGTAAAGAAATAAGGATCAAATTTTTTAGCTATTTGACTATAATCAAAACCTAAATCTGTTAAATAAGTTTGTGCTACTTGTTTTAAATATTTTAAAAACTTTTTATATTCAGGTTGTTGAGCTAAATTGTATTTAGTGTCGTATGTAGTTCTACCTTTATAAAATCTTTCTTTATTAATCTTTTCATAGTCTAAATATTTAAGGGACGGCTTCAATAATTTTTCAGCCCATTCTGGATTGTAGTGTGATAAGATAGGAACAGAAAACCAGCTTTCTATTTTATAATCAGTTATTTTCATTAAATATTTCCCAATGTTTTTCTATTGCAATTATTTCCATATTTATCGAAAGTCTAAACTGTTTTGATTTAACATTAACAGGGTTATGCCATAACCAGCATGGAAAAATATATAACTCATTTGTTTTAGGTTTAATTTTTATTATATTTTGTTTTCTATTTTTAAATTCTATTTCACCACCTTTCATATCTTTTGGTATATTTAAATAATAAACTGAATTAATAGTTGAAGATTTAATGTGATTATGCCAATTAACAGATGGTTTAAAGTCTTTATTAGAAGCTACAGCCCAACAAAAATCTCTATTCAAATTTTTATTAACTTTAAACTTTAAATGTTTTTTAGCAGTATTTACAAATGTATTATAAAGTTTTGTAGTAAATTTACTTTTTTCAAGAGCATAATTATTATCCCACTGTGCTCTTTTAATTTGATCAATAACTTTATTTTTAACTCTTGTATGCTCTCCTTTAGAAAAGTCGTATAAATTTTCAATCCTTATAATAGGAAAGTCTTTCATTATCTAGGAATCTTTTTTTCTACTCTTTTAAATCTACTTGGTAACCCTAAATGTGGTCGTCTATCAAAAGCGTTTTCTTCTGCACCTTTAGTTGCTTTGTTATTGTAATGTAAAAATACTTGTGCACAATAATTTCCTGTATAAGGTTCTCTCCAATGTTCTAGTAAATCACCTCTATAAATTAACATGTCACCAGGTTTTAAATTTACCTTAACTCCTTTAGATTCAGATGCATCATATTTTCTTGTTGTAGAGTTTATACTACCCTCTTTTTCATTTGGATTTATATAAATTGGCCAAGGTTTATCTCCACCTAAATTTAATGTAGTTGATATTTCACAACTAAATCTATCTTTGTGTCTATGCAATACATCTTTAACTTTATAAATTCTAGTGTAAGAATAATTTTCAAATAATTTTAAACCTGTAGTTTTTTCCATTTTTGGTTTTAATGTAGTTAATAATGTTTCCATCATCACATCTCCATAATGAGAATAAGTACCTGGAACTTGTCGATCTGACCAAGTTCCCCAGTCATGATTAAATTCTGATATATGTTTAGTTGTAATAAATGTTTGAGTTACTTTTCTTTTTAGTAATATATAATTTTTTAAAAGCTCAGCTGTATCTTTATTTATAGCTTGTTTTATTACAGTAAATTTATCTTTTTTCCAATTCATATTATTGATAGTTAAAATTAATTACTATTTTATATTTTTGATCTGTACAAGTTGTAGCTTGATGAGTTTCATTTCCTTCAAAAAATACTACCCTGTTTTCTTTTGCTTGTACTTTTCTATCTTTAAACAATGTTAAACCATTATTAGTATTAATATAAAATATAGCTGCTTTGCATTTATACTCTTGATCTGTGTGTTTATCAAACTTATAAACTTTATCTGTATTAGAAACTAAATTTGCTTTTATTCTTATAAAATATTTAGGTTTTAATATTTCTATAATAGGTTCTAATAACCTATAAGCATTAGAATTTATTTTATCATCTTGAAAAAAAACATGGGTAAGTTGATAATCGTTTTTATCTTTTGTATATTCTTTAGGGTCTTTAGATGTTTTATTATTATTTAAATACCAAGGAAAAATATCAGAAGTTAAAGCTTCTTTTATTTTATTAAAATCTTCTTTTTTTAAAAAATTATTTTTTACTTTTGACATCTTGTCCTCTCAAATGATTAGTTAATAATTTTCTAACAGCTTGTAAATTAAAATGCACAAATCTAAAATCATCTACTCCAGCATCTACTGTAAAACCATGTTCTAAATATGCTGGAAAAAAAATCATAGTCCCTGGTTTGGGTTTATATTGAATCATTGGTGAAGCCATTGAAACGCTAGCCGGATCTTTCTGAGGCAAGTCTGACATAACTTTAGCTAATCTTGGATCTTTAAAATAAGGAACAGAGGTTCTGTCACTACATTTTAAAAAATAAAAACCTGAAATATGATTATCGTAATGTATGTGACCTTCATGGTGTCCCCCACCTTTTTTAGAAAATTCTTGTACCCATAATTCAGTCCACATTAAGTCGTACTGAGACATATCATATCCAAAATAATCCATAACATTCCAACCTGTTGATCCAACATATTCTTGAAATTCTTTTAGTTGAGGATCATTAATCATACTTCCTGAATGATGTGACAGTGTAATATCTCCAACTTTTTTCTTCCATCTTTTTTCTCTATCTTTAATCATAGGTTCATTTCTTTTCTTAGCTTCTTTAATATATTTATTACAAACTTTATTAACATGATCTACCCACTCAGGTATTTCAATAGAACAGATTGGAGATTGAAAATAAATTGATGTAGTTAATTCATCTTTTTTAGACATACTATTTAAATGGATACCCAAGTGCCCATAGCACTAATGAATATCTTATTCCTTTTGTTACTGGTTTAACTCTATGCCATAAGTGAGAAGGAAATACAATAATACTTCCTCTAGCACCAAAATGTCTTTTTGTATTTAAAACTATTTTTGGATCTCTTTCTGTTCTTGGTTGTACTTCTAACTCTCCACCTTTGTAATCTTTAGGATCAGATAATTGAACAATAGCTGAAACTTTTCTTTGTTTACCATGAAAATTAGGATCTTCTGGCGTATTGTAAGGTAATGGAAAAGGATCACAATGCCAATCATAAAATTGTTTGAGTTTATATTTAGTAAATTGGCAAGTTTCAAAATAACTAATTTCAAAATTCCAACCAGCGCTTTGGTTTGCTTGATGTATATAAGGAATTATTTGATCATAGATCCATCTATCATTTACCCAAGCAACATTAGAATCTCTTTGTTTTTTTAAATCTTTTATATCTTTTTTTGTTAAGTGTTTATGAATTTCTCCTTCATGTTTTACACCAATTCTTTCTTTAACACTGGCTGCTGTTTTGCCTATAGTTCCTATTTTTTCTCTTTGAGAATTACCGTGTTCTATTAATTCATCACAAAACTTGTCTCCAAGTATACCTGTAAAATACCAATAAGCGTTTTTTAAATTCATATTAAATCTATTGCAATTGTATAACGTTTAATTTTTTTTGGTGAATAAGGTTGAGAATGTACTT